GGTATAGATGGATGGCAAGCATCGGAATTTGTCAAAACAGGCAAAATAGAATCAATTGAAACATTTTATCCTACTTCCATTAAACAAACTCAGGAACGATGTTTTGATAATGAAAACGTCAATCAGTCTATCCCAATATATAAATGGATGGAATTTTTTAGAGAGTATGGAAGGCATTTACGTTCTTGCCGTATGTCGAAAGAGGATAAAGGGCATTTACATTTTTTATTGGATGTTGCAATTCCATCATTACGTTTTATAGAATCGTCAGGGTTGTATGTTGATGCTCCTTTGCTATATAAGCATTTTGGGGAATCAATGAAACGGTTTGTCTCAAACAACTTTGTATATTCTCAATATAATGTTTTTACAAGCACAGGAAGACCTAGTTGTAGATTTGGTGGAATCAATTTTGCAGCACTCAATAAGAAGGATGGTTCACGTAAAGCATTCATTAGTAGATTTGATGGTGGTAAATTAGTTCTGGTGGATTTTGAGTCATACCATTTACGTTTGATAGCTGAAGCAATTGATTATCAATTACCTTCTATTCCTGTTCATGAATATTTTGGTCAACAATACTTCAATACCAACAAACTTACACCGGAACAATATGAAGAAAGTAAACAACGTTCGTTTCAATTATTATATAGTGATGCAGAAAGTGAAATTCCATTTTTCCAACAGGTGAGTAAGTATAAGGATAAATTGTGGAAAGACATCAATCAGTATGGCCAGATACGGTCACCAATACATCAGGTTGAAGTTATTTTAAATAGAATTTATGATCCCAATCGGTCTAAGGTATTTAATTATCTTATTCAATTAATGGAAACAGAACGTAATTTAATGTTGGCAAGAAATCTTATAGATGGGAATTGGATTCATAAACAATCTAAAATTATTTTATATAATTATGACTCATTTTTAATTGATCTTCATCCTGATGAGGGTATGGATACAATTACAGAAATGGTTAATTATTTAGAACAAAAGAAATACCCTCTTAGAATAAAACAAGGATTGAATTATCATGAAATGGAGGCATTATGAAAATAGGAGTTATAGGATTGGGTTATGTAGGACAAGCGACATATGAAGGATTACGAAATTACTACGAGGTAATATGGAATGATAACGCTGACGAACCTATGGGTGTACAGCGGGCCACAGATAGAGAACGAACGGTTAGGGATAGAGGCCTCCCATCGGACATAGTTAAGTGTGATATCGTATTCATTTGCGTTCCAACTCCAATGGATGCGGATGGAGCGGCAAATACTACAATCGTAGAGTCAGTCATAGATGGGTTGACGCGATATGCTAGTAGTATCAAAACAGAACCTCCAATTCTTGTTATCAAGTCTACGGTGCCGCCCGGCACTACAGCAAGATTGGATAGGAAGTTCCTGTTATTTCCTATAGTATTCAATCCAGAATTTTTGACTGAAGCTAATTACCTCTCAGATTTTGCTAATCAAGACCACATTATCATCGGCGGGCCACGACCAGCAAGCACTCAACTTAAGCAAATGTATACATTGCCGTTTCCTAATGCTCATATTGTTAAGACAGATTCAACATATGCAGAGTTGGTCAAGTATATGACTAACTGTTTTTTGGCAACAAAAGTTTCGTTTGCAAACGAGATGTATCAGATATGTCAAAAATTTGATGTTGATTATGATAAGGTTGTGGAATATGCTACGTTAGATCATCGTATGGGAACGTCACATTGGAATGTTCCGGGCCCCGATGGACATGTAGGCTGGTCCGGCTCGTGTTTCGTGAAAGATCTTAACGCTTTAATGTCTATTGCAGAACAATTAGAAGTTCCCGTATCAACTATGCGAGGGGCATGGGCCACAAATCTTTGGGTTCGGCCTGAAAAAGACTGGGAAACTCTTACAGGAAGGGCAGTTACTAAAGAATAAATAAACTTATGAAATCATTCTCCATACTTATAAACAGGAGGTTATTATACTATAGGTTATAGGGGATGATGATGATAAAAACTCAGTTATTGTGCACGTTCACGACTGACGAAGAATTACAAAATACATTACAAAAAATTGTCAATTGTTATGATATTGCATTCAATTCAATATATGTTTTAGAGAATACAGATGAGGATGGGTCTTTGTGTTGCACATATAATATTATTACATCTTCTCAAATTAAGGAACCGATCCCACCTTCTACTATCTCACTTCATAGAAAAAAGCTTTATAATGTTCTTTATACTATAAACGCTCTCAATAAATTAGTAGCAGAACAAAATGGTGGGAAAATAGATAAGAATTTCGAGTTGAATTGGGAAGAATTACGTAATACTATCTTAGTTACGCAGTATGGAAGTTTTAAAAAAATCAACACTAAGATACGACAAATCATTAAGTTAGACGCAAATTTAGAATTGTAAGTCATTGGTAATAAAGAGTTTATAAGTTAATGTGGAGCTAAGAAGATTGTGCGTTTACGCAAGCTTCACGATACTTATATGTAACGGTTATGATATTTCTAATCATAAATTTTAAACACTAAAAGCAATAAGGAGTAAACTATGTCATTAGATTTTGATGCATTACGTAAGAAATTAAACAATCTCCAAGGTCAAAACGACCGCTCCAAGGCAACTTGGAAACCCCCCGAAGGAAAATCCACCATTAGATTAGTTCCATGGAAGGACAATCTTGATAACCCGTTTGTGGAATTGTATTTCCACTACTTGGCAGGTAAAAGCCAATTATCCCCCCGAACATTTGGAGAAGCTGATCCAATTGCTGAATTTGCGGATAAGTTACGTGAAACAGGTGACAAAGATGATTGGTCACATGCTCGCAATTTTACACCAAAGTTACGGACTTATGCTCCTGTTATAGTGAGAGGAGAAGAAGATCAAGGTGTGCGTTTTTATGGATTTGGTAAAACAGTTTATGAACAGTTGTGTGGTGTTATTCTTGATCCAGATTGGGGTGATATTACCGATGTTGAATCTGGGCACGATGTCGGTATTGAATTAGTTCCAAAGGAAAAGAGTGATACTAATTTTGCCAAAACAACCATTCTTGTTAAGCCAAAGGAATCACCACTCTCTAAGGATGCCAAGTTGGCAGAGAATTGGTTAAAAGATCAGCCGGACATTTATGAAATTTTTACCAAACCTTCTTATGATGAACTTGCGGCCTTCTTAAATCGGTATTTGAATCCTGACAGTGATGTGTCGGTTACATCGGAAAGCAAATCCCCGGTTAATGAGGAATCTACATCAGATAAGTTTGATCCAAATGATGGTGATGATGTTAAATCTGAAGGAGATTCTAAATCTAAAGATGTTGCAGCAGAATTTAAGGAACTATTCAACGATTAAATAAAATGGGCCCTCTAAAACGAGGGCCCTTTTATAAATTAGGAGATATTAATGTCAACAAAGGCTGTTAAGGATGATCTTGCTCAAGTTATTGCGGACAATTTAAATAAATTATCTGATGGAGAGAAAATTGCATTTCGTCTTGGAATAGATAGAGATGCACCCACACTGTTTACTGATTTTATTTCAACAGGCTCATCCATTTTAGATATAGCTGTTTCTAATAGAAAATATGGTGGAATTGCTTGTGGGCGAATTTCGGAATTACAATCTTTAGAGGCTGCTGGAAAAAGTTTGATATGTGCTCACATGATGGCCGATTGTCAACGTAGAGGTGGAATTGCAGTTTTAATAGATACTGAAACGGCCGTCAATTATGATTTTTTTGATGCTGTCGGATTGGATATGACAAAGGGAATTTATGTCAATGAAAATCGCGTTGAAAAGATTTTTGAATTTATTGAGTCGGTCATAGAAACTGTAAGAAATTCCGATAAAAAGAAATTGGTTGTTGTGGTGGTTGATTCTTTAGCAGCCGCAACCACAGAAGTAGAAATGGAATCGGACCATGGTAAAGATGGATATGCTACAGGTAAAGCGATTATTATTGGTAAAGCATTACGAAAGATAACTAAATTGATAGGTGACCAGAAAATAGCATTGGTGTTTACAAACCAATTACGACAAAAAATGAACGCAATGCCTTTTGCTGATCAATATACTACCAGTGGCGGTATGGCAATGAGATTTCACGCATCAACGATTATTAGATTGGCACAAATTGATATGGTGAAAGACTCAAATAAAGAAGTT